TGGCGTCGATCAAAGCAACCGCCGCAATGTCGGCTGAAGTCGCAGCCCCGGTCATTAAACTGACCGGAGCGGTCGAAATCATCGGAACGCTGAGCGTGTCCGGGCTGACTGCGCTGCAGGCGGCAACCGTAATGGGTGAAACGCTTGCACCGGGCAATAACCGGTTTTAATGGCAAAGCAAGAAGGGAGAGCAGATGGATAAATATACGTTTGAAAAGAAGAAATGGATCGGCGGCAACCGTTATGAGGTAGGCGCTGAAATTGAGCTGGAAGAGGCTCAGGCAAAAACGCTGCTCCGTGCCGGCATTATTAAAAAGTCCGGTGCTGCAGCGAAACCGAAGAAACAGAAACCGGAAGGTGGTGCGGAATGAGTGACCTGGTACATGGTGTTGAAGTAATTGATATTGATGAAGGCACGCGGCCCATCAGCACGGTGCGCACAAGCGTTATCGGACTGGTCGGTACTGCTCCGAATGCTAACGTAGCGGATCTTCCGCTTAACACGCCTGTCCTGCTGGCAGGCTCTCCCCGGACGGCACTCAACCTGGTGCGCGGCGGAAACGCCGAGGCAGACGGCGGAACACTGGGCGAAGCGTTGACAGCAATTTATGCGGTAACCAATCCGGTGATTGTGATGGTTCGTATCGAGGATCCCGGAGCCGGTGTGCTGGCCTCGGCGTTAGCCGGAAACGCACTTGAACGCACGGGTGTTTATGCCCTGTTGAACGCTGAAAGCAATACGGGGATTAAACCGCGCATTCTGATTGCCCCGTGTCCGGATGGATTCAATTACGGCGTTGGCGGAGCCATTGACGGAGCGCCATGCGCTGCAGCACTGGCCGTTGTGGCGGAACGGCTCAAGGCTGTCTGCATTATTGACGGACCGGATGTAGATTCCGGCGATGCAAACGAAGCCGTCCAGGTGATCGGCAGCAAGCGCGCTTTTCTGGTGGATCCGTGGGTGGAATATAACGATACCTATCAGGCCAACAGTCCGTTTGTTGCCGCGCTGATCAGCAAGGTGGATAACGAGGAAGGTTTCTGGGTCAGCCCGAGCAACCATGTGATCCCAGGAATTACCGGTCTGAGCCGACCGATTGATTTCGCTCTGGGCGATCCTGCATGCGAAGCGGACATCCTGAACGGTTTTCATGTCGCGACGATCATCCGTCAGGGCGGGTACCGGTTATGGGGCAACCGCACCTGCGAAACGGTGGACGCGAAGTGGCGCTATCTGAGCGTCGTGCGAACAGCCGATATGATTAACGAGAGCATTCTCGCCAGTCATTTGTGGGCGGTCGACCGTGGCGTGACGGCAACCTATCTTGAAAGCGTGGTGGACGGCGTGAAGGCCTACCTGCGCGCCAAGAAGGCGGAAGGCGCGATTCTCGGCGGAAACTGCTGGGTGGATCCGGAACTGAACACTCCGGAAAGCATCCAGAACGGACAGGTCTATTTCGACTTTGATTTCACTCCGCCTTATCCGGCGGAAAAGGTGACTTTCCGAAGCCACCTGGTGAATAACTACATTACAGAAATCATCTAACGGAGGAAGATTATGGCTTTGCCGAAAAAACTGAAGAACATGAACCTGCTCGTCGACGCCTACGGCTTCGCCGGGAAGGTGAACGAAGTAACGCTGCCGAAGATCACGCAGAAACTCGAAGAGCACCGCGCCGGCGGCATGGATGCGCCGGTTGAATATGACATGGGTCTTGAAAAACTGGAATGCGGCTTCTCGCTGGCAGAGTATGACCCGGCCGTGCTGGTGCTGTTCGGGCTGACGCTGAACAACAGTGTGCCGGTGACGGTGCGCGGCTATGCTGAAGACGAAAGCGGCAAGTCGCAGACAATTGTCGCCCGGATGCGCGGCCGGTTGACCGAGCAGGATCCGGGAACATGGAAGCCGGGTGACAACGCGGAGCTGAAAGGGAAACTCAGCTGCACGTTCTACAGCCTGACGATTGACGGCATTGAGCTGATCCATATCGACATCCCGAACATGGAACGCCGCATTGCCGGCGTTGACCAGCTGAAGAAGCAGCGTGAGGCGCTGGGAATGTCCGGAAGCACTCTGCTGAATGATCTCGGCCATATCGGCCTTGATCTCGCTCAGCAGTATCTGTGAACGGATTCAAACCGATGATGCAAGCTTCCGGGGGAAACTCCGGGAGCTTTTTTTATTTGGCTGTGGGTGCAGCCTCGCAGTCTGCCAGCGCGCAATTTATTTGGATAGATTGGGCGGCATCAACAAAAGAGGAGGCAGACGATGGAAACGATCAAATTGGATTATCCGGTGACAGCCGGCAGTACTCAGATCAGTGAATTAAACATCCGCAGACCAAAGGTGCGGGATCAGATCGCCGCCGCCAAGGCCAAGGGCGGCGATGCAGAGCGCGAAGTGGCGATGTTCGCCAATCTGTGCGAAGTAGAACCGACGGTGATTGAGGCAATGGATATGGCCGACTATTTCAAACTGCAGGAGGCGTATAAGAATTTTTTGTCCTGAGCGCGACAGACGCACGGCGCGGGTGTCTGGTGCTAGCCTCGTACACGGGCTGGTCTCTTAGTGAGATACAGGAGATGTCTTGTGAGGAACTGATTGAGTGGCTTCGCTCTGTTGGCGAGATGAACGACGAAGCGAAGAAAAAGCCCTGAAGAATAGGGCAACGAAGAAGGCCAGCGGAACAAGAGTAATGAGCGTAAAGATGAACCCACCAAGAAGCGCTTCCGGGAAATTTTCAGGAAACCCATCAACAGGGCTGCGGAGCATGATAACAGCCCAGATCAGCGTCATAGCGGCTATAACAATGTAACCGGATTTAGGAAGTTTCTTTATGTTTAAGACCATGACAGCGAGCGTAGTCATAGGGGCTGCCCTTGGCAACTCCTATTTCCGTACGCTGGATACGGCCGCCCAGGCATCTAAGCGACTTGGTGCGCAGTGGAAAGAAACCGACTCGAAACTAAAGGCTGTATCCGGTGTCGTTAAATACCGCGAGCAACTCGAATTGCTGAGAGCAAAACAAGCGCAGATGGGGACATCCAGCGACCGGCTCAATCGAGGAATTGCGGAAGTTGAAAAACTTTACCGAAAAGCCAAAACAGAGGCTAAGGCCTATGGTGTTGCCGTCAAAGATGCTGCGAATGAACAGAAGCGGCTTGGAGCAGAGCTGGCTAAAATTGAAAAGCAGCAGAGCCGCCTGGCTGCCAAAGAACAGGCCGGCGACCGACTAGGGGCTCTGCGTGGTAAAATGCTTGGCGCGTCGGCAGCGATCTACGGATTTGGTCGTATGGCTGGTTCGGCAATGGACCGTGAAGAGGCGGCACTTTACTTGCGCACAGCAATTAATGCGCAGGATAAGGATGCAGCACTTGGACGTTCTCTGCAACACGCCCGGTCTTTTGCCCGGCGCACACTGGCGACCGACACTGAAGTCCTACAAATCGAATATCAGTTAAACTCTGCCGGTTTGGCTGAAGACGTGGCACGCGCCGGAACGGAAGCGGTTCACAAAGTTGCCAAAGTAACGCGCGGTGATGCGGAGCAGGTAGCGGAAATTATCGGCATCACATTCAATAATCTCGGCGCTGCCTTGAGCGGTCCGGCTGCAGACAAGATGGCGCAGATCGGAAATATACTGACCAAGGTGCAGTTGAAATACCAGATTCGCGATTTTGGACAGCTTGGCGAATCGATGCGATACGGGACATCCGCCGCTGCGGCTTATAAGGTTTCGCTTGAGCAGACGGCCACGATTCTCGGCCAGTTAAACACGGCCGGTCTGCAAGGTTCGCGCGCCGGTACTGCATATAAATCCATGCTCGGACACATGGGAAAAGCCGCCGAAGAACTCAATTTTGAAATTGTCCGCGGAACAAACGGACAGATGGACATGATTGCCACGCTTGAGGCGCTGAATGAACAGCTAAGCGACATGGATACCGATGAGCGCGCGAACCGCCTGACTGATCTGTTTGGCTATGAAGGCGCAGAGGGAGTTGTGCCGTTACTGGAAAAAATAACACTGCTTAAAGAGGGTTTAAAAGAGGTCTCTACGGCAGGAAAATCAGGACTGGTGGATGAAGAATATGAACGGTTCTTAAAATCTGCCGCTGGTCAAACTCTGATGTTTAAACAGAATCTGGCGCAGGTTGGTGAAGTGTTTGCCACGACGCTATTGCCGGCGATTAATGTGGTTTCCGGTGCTCTAGCCGGAACCTTGGGCTGGATTGGAAAGATGGTCGAAAAATTTCCTTTAATAAGCTGGGCAATTGGTTCCCTGGCCGCCGGATTCATTGCTGTAGGCGTAGCGCAAGCAATATGGACGGCCGCTGTCTGGGCCTTCAACGCCGCATGGCTGTCTAACCCGATCGGCTTGATCGCTGCTGGAATTATTGCACTGATTGTCGGGATTACTTTGCTCTGGAAAAACTGGGATAAAATCTGGGGTTGGATAAAGCAGAGTGCATTAGCCGTCGGCAAGGTGCTTAAGAATATCTTTGATGCGACGCCGATCGGAATGCTGGTTAAAGGCATCGGGTGGGTCGGTGACAAAGTCGCCGGAATGAATGCGCGTCATGCGGTCGCTGGAGCGGCGGCCGCTGCGACAATTGCTGCCACGCCTCTCCCGGCGGCGGCCATGCCGCAGATGGCACAGGCGGCTTCTGTTCAATCTTCAACGACTGTATCGGCTCCGATCACCATTAATGCCGCTCCGGGGCAGTCATCGGAAGATATCGGACTGGCTGTTGCTCAGCATCTTGACCGGTCGCAGCGTGACGCTGAAGCGCAGAAGAGAGCGAGGCTCTATGAGTGAAATGCCAAAAGTTAAACTGCCTCGGCACGTCCGCATTCTGCGCGCAACCGGAGCGCTGCGGATCCGTGTGATCGGATTTGATCACGAGCTGAATCAGTTTATTTATACGTCGCAGTTCCGCCGCTGGCATCCGGCGAGCTGGCTGCTGGCCTTTATTGTATCGCAGTTTGTAGCGGTCGCATATTTTTTCGGCTGCTTCGCCCGGATGGAATGGAGGGCTAAGCAATGAGTGAAGCTGACTCTGTCATGCTCTGCATGAAAGACCTCGAAAACAAGGTCGAGTTTGTTTTCGGTATCAAGACGGCCGCCTATGACCGCCTGCAGCGGATGACCAGCTGGAACTGGCCGGCACAGGAGCGCGCCGGGCGACGTCCGGCTCTCCAGTATACCGGGCCAGGCGAAGACTCTATCACGCTCGACGGAACGGTCTACACCGAGAAGGCCGGCCTTGGCCAGATGGACGCTCTGCGTGCGATGGGCGATTCAGGACAGCCGCACATCATGGTCGATCAATACGGAAATGTTCTGGGCAAATGGTGTGTGCTTTCCGTGAAGGAAAACCAGTCGTCATTTTTCTGGGACGGCGCGCCGCGCAAACAGGAATTCTCGGTGCAACTGACGGCTTATGGGGAGGACGCGGAATGAACATAGCCCTGCTCATTGTTGAAATCTATCTGCTGGTCGGCTTGTCGGCTGCTCTTTGCTTTGCCCGTAAGGAATCCTGGGAAACTGATAAATACAGTTTGCTGCTCGCCATGATCGTCATATTCGGATGGCCCTACATTGTTTTTATTTTTGTGAGAAACGTGCGTGAGGATAAGCGAAATGGCTGATGTGACTTACATAACCCGCGACGGCGATGTGCTCGACCTGGTTTGCCGGCGGCATTACGGCCACACCGTCGGCACCGTTGAAAAAGTACTGGCGGCCAATCAGGGACTGGCTGCGCACGGACCGGTAATGCCGAAGGGCGTTGAGATTCTTCTTCCGGATGTTGGCGTTCCGGAAACAAAAACTGCGGCGAAAGAAACGCTGATGCTGTGGGATTAAAATGAGACCTGATTTCAAAATTGAAGCCCAGGACAAGGACATCACGAAGCTGGTGAATGACCGGCTGGTTTCGCTCTGCGTCACAGATGATGAGGGCATTACATCCGATCTGCTGGAGATCGTTCTGGATGACCGGGATAACCGGCTGATTATTCCGCCGGTAAATTCAGAGTTGAAGGTCTGGCTGGGCTATAAGGGTGAAGAGCTGTTCTACCGCGGCCTGTTTGTTTTTGATGAATATGAACTGGAGGGCAAGCCGGATCTGGTGACATTGAGAGCCAAGGCGGCTCATGCCGGAAATTCAAAAACCTTTAAAGGCATAGAAGCGACACTGAAAGAGCAGCGCACGCGCTCCTGGAGTGGGCAGACTCTGGAAAGCATCGCCGTCCAGATCGCAAAAGAAGCCGGATTGACGCCACGGGTTTTCCTGTCTCTCGGCAAGGAAGTGATTGCCCAGGTTGACCAGACAGCTGAGAGCAACCGGAACTTGCTGACCCGGCTGGCTCGCGAACGCAATGCGGTGTTTAAAGTGACCGGAGGCTATCTGCTGTTTGTTCCGCGCGGTCAGGATAAACGGTACAGCGGCGCAACGATTGACCCGGTATATCTTTATTACGGTCGTAAGCCCGCTGGAATCGACGGGAAACCTTCTTCGGCTCTTACGTCATGGCGACTCGTTAAATCCGAAAGCAACGCCTATCGCGGCGTGCAGGCAAACTGGCATGACATCGAGCAGGCCGAGCAGCTGTCTGTGATTGCCGGTGACGGCGCAGGGCCAATCAAAATTCTGAAGGGAAACTATCCCAACGCTGACGAAGCCGGTCGTGCGGCCGTTGCCGAGCTGGATAGGATTACACGCGGGAAATCCGCTCCGGAGTTCACGATGCCAGGGCAACCGTTGCTGGGCTCAGAAAGCATTGTGGAAGCGAGCGGTCTGCGCTCGCAGTTCAACGGGACATGGTCTGTGAAAAAAGCCACTCACCGTTACCGGAAAACCAGCGGTTATGTGACGGTCACTGAATGTGAGGTTCCCGCCACCAAGCACACAACCCCCGCCACAGAGACGGAGGCCGCGGAATGAAAAGAGGATTTAAACGTAACCCACTGGCTGTCGGGAATGAGTATTCTTTCGGGCCGATGTATCCGGGAGCCGGATTCAGAGTCACATCTATTCAGCTGCCCGGACGAGCCGGTTACGACGGCGGCTCCTCCGGCGTTGCGGTTCAGTGGCTGTATGGCGATAAGCGCCGACAGTTTTATCTGGTGAAAAGCGAAGATGAATTCTGGAGCCTTCCACAATTTAAAAACGCCATCGATGCGGAGGAAGAATGAAATCAATAATGACAGTACTGGTTCTTTTGATCGTTTCCGGATGCGCTTCGTACTACACCCGCATTTCCAATGCGTCTCCGGAAATTGACGGTCAATTATATCCAGCATCTCGTGCTGATGTGTTTGCTGTCGCCGCGCTTTGTACCTGCGAAGAGCTTCACGGAATGTGGGTGCTCGTTCCGTTGCCCGTCGTTGATCTTGTTCCGTCGTTAGCGACGGACACTCTGTTGCTGCCTTATGACGGAATCATGCGTTGGAGATCAAACCACAAATGAACGGAATGCACAAAGATACCGGTAAACGGCTGAGCGGACTGGCGCACTTACGCCAGTCTATTGTGGACATTCTTTCGACGGCTCCGGAAACGCGCATCATGCGGCGTGATTATGGGAGCGATCTGTTCAACCTGATCGACGCTCCGCAAAACGCTGCAACGATGACCCGATTTTATGCTTCGGTTGCTGTGGCTCTTGACCGCTGGGAACCACGTCTGCGTTTAACGAAGGTCACGGCTGAAGGGTCGCAGTCTGGCGAGGTTATTCTGACTGTGAGAGGCTATTACCGACACAACGGAGAAGAGATTCAGCTGGAAGG